GTTAATGGCAGTGTTGACCGTAGCTAAATTTGAAGACACCACTGTGTCATTCACAGCCAAACCCATGAAATCAAAATATGTTATGCTATCATATTCTCCGGTACCTGTGGCAATGCTGTTTTGAATAATGGTGTTTACATTGTTGGTGACCGGCGTGGTCTGTGCTTCAATTGAGCCCAGGCCTTGCATGGTTTGCAAATTGGGCAGCTCAACCGGTTGCCAAAAGTTGGTGTTGTTGATGTCCGTGCCAGTGGGCACTGTGGTCAAGCTTTGGTAGTAGCTGGGTGTTGTGGCAGTTGCTACACTGACCACAGTGTTGGGCAGATATTCTTGATCTGGGCTCCACACACGATCAGTTGAAGCCGCCACGGCCTCGGCCAGTTCTGGCCAGGTTGTATTGGCAATGCCAGGAATGTTTTGCAGTGACACCTGAATGGCTTTGTTGGCGGTGGCAGTGCCTTGTGGAATAATTTTGCCAAGTTCATCGCAGCCCGACAGCGAAGGCAAATATGAATCCACCACAGGCTGTACACTAGAATTCACATTGCCAGCAGGATCAAAAATGAACAGATTTCCATTGGGACTAGGTGTCAGCAATGTGTCATAACTCAACGGAAACATTTTTACTGGATCCAGCAGTTGATTGAGACTGGTGATATTGGGTGTGGTAACTCCCAGTATCTGTAGAATCTGTGCAAGATCATCGCCGGTCACAGTGGTCATGGCCTGGTATGCCACTTTTTGCAATCGGTCAAAGTCATTGGGCAATAGGCCATCCTGATTGAAAAGACTGTAGCGATTGTCAGTCACAAGATCTGTGATATCCAATAGATTGGCACCTTCACTGACCATGGCAGCTTCTATCACCGGTAATGTACGTCCTTGAATCTTGGCTTCGGCCGAAATCTGTTGCAACAACGCCGCTGGAGTGCCATACAGATCTAGATTGGCTGTGTTTACCAACCGACCTTGTCTGGCCAGATCATATCCAAAGCGATCAAACACTGGATTGACATTGCTGATGTTGGCAGTGGTCAATGCATCCATGCTACCAAATGTAGGACCAAGATAGCCGTTGGCGTTCTCGTTGGCAAAAATCACCTGATTGGTACTGGTGATAAACCCATTCACCACGGCGAATATCTGTGCAAACACACTGTAGTCCGGTGTTTGGTTAGGGTAAGGGCCTAGGCCTCGGTAAAGACCTGCCAACTGATTGATATAGTCCACCAACAACGGCGCCTGGTCGTAATAGGTTGTCAGGATACTGTTTGGTCCGTCTGGGCTACCGGTGAGCCAACGTCCAGTGCCGCCGGTGCCTGATAAAAATCTTAACACACCAATGGTATTCGAACTTATCCAGGCACCTGGTGTAGAAAGACCCACAGCAATTGTGTCGCTCAGTGACGATGTAAAATTGGCAAGATAATTGTTTAAGGCAGTTTCAAGTGCCGTGTTGGCCATTTTCAGCCCTGAGCTGTTAATCATGTTGGCCGCCAAGGTCAACTGTAGTGGCGTGTATGAACTGATGGCCATTAGTTTACTCTAACATTGGGGCTGCCACCGGATCTAGCATGGCCACAACTGTCGCTGTCACCGGTGCGTGTTACTGGTATGTTGCCTGCTCGCACATTGGGACTGGCCACAGACACTCGTGCTGAACAATGTGCTCCACATCTACGACGACCGCAACAGGGATGAGGTGTAACAGAATTGCCCTTGACAGCAATGGGACGATTGTTTACTCGCACCGAAGATACACCACCGGTAACCACTCCCCCGGCTGAGTCGGCATCCCCCACTCGCTGTGCTGCTGGCATATTATCCCAAGATCAGTTTCTTTTCAGGCACTGTGATACCTGTGGTGGCCTGTACATATTTCATACGTACTTCTTCATCAGTGATGACAAACAGGCTCACGCTGTTGATATTTAGTGATGCATTTTCGTGGCGATCGCCTGTGAACAAACTGGGCACCAGGCCAATGCCCTGTGGTCCCGGAGCCACACTCACAGGTTCGTTGAGTTGCACTGAGTGTTCGTCCTGTGATTCCACCTTGGCAATAAGTTCTTCACCGCTGTTGAGTTTAAAGGTATAGACTTTGCCAATTTCAAGAGCCAATTTCATGAGTTTCCTTTGAGAAGTTTTTGTCGTAGTTCCTGAAATCCACCCACATGGCTGTCATCCAGAAAAATTTGTGGCAGGGTCCGCGCCGTGGGCACTGCTTCTAGTAATTGTTGTTTTGTCCAATCTTGTGAGATATTGCGTTCTTCGTATTCTATGCCTCGGCTCTCCAGGAGAGCCTTGGCCTGGACGCAGAATGGACATGCGTCCTTGGACCACACTATTGCTTTCATTGTTTCCTCTATTATAGATCAGGTAGTGCATCGTAGTCAAGGCTGTCGCTCATGACTCCGATAACATAGTTAGTTGATTCGCTCTCTTGCAGCGCAGTTTGTTTCTTGTGAGTGTCCACGTGCTTGTTGAACCAAGGAATGGGTGTGGTTCTTGGAGCCGGATTCCAGTACTTGATACCAATTTCTTTCAGGGCACTGACTGCGGTGTAGTCCACAAAGTCTTTGAGAATGTTGGCGTTGAGGCCAATCACTGGTCCACGAGAGAACAAATAATCTGCCCAGTCTTTTTCTTCGCGAATAACATCGGTGTAGATCTGCATGACTTCGTTTTCACACTGGTCCTTGGCCGCAGCAAATCGTGCATCTTCTTTCACAACCTGATTGATGATCCAGCCAGTCCAATCACGGTGCAGTATTTCGTCTTGCAGGATCAAACTGATGATGTTGCCATTGCCAATAAAAATCTTGTTTTCTACCATGGCCAGGCTTGTGGCAAAGCTCACCATGAAGCGGAAGGCTTCCAAGGCATAGCTGGCATGCAAGGCTAGATAGATTGCTTTGACATGTTCTTCTTCGGTGACTGTGTCGCCTATCTCTTTACGGCAATTGATTTGATGTAACCTGTCATAGTAAGCACCAACACTGCTTGCCATGTCTACGATTTCTTGTGTGTCATGGATAGTGTTGAACACTTCCTTGGGCACGTTGTAGATGTTGCGAATGATGTGGCTATAACTGCGACTGTGAATGTTTGTTTCAAAGAATGTCCAGTTGTAGACCAAGGCTTCAAGCTCAGGCAAGCTTACCACGGGAGTAAAGATCTGACTTGGTCCGCGACCTTGCAGACTGTCCAGTGCTGTCTGACGTAGCAGGTTGCTGGTAAAGATGTGACGCACAGTTTCCGACGCATCCTTGAAGTCAGCAGCATCTTTGGTGAGATTTATTTCCTCAGGCACCCAAAAGAAGCCACGAGCTTCTTGTTCAAATTTCACTACCTTGTTGTACTTGACTTCTTCAAAACGCTGTATGGTGACAGGACCGGCAGGATCCAAAAACATCTTGCGGCTGAGATAATCGGTGCGATTGCTAAGATTGTATTGTGCTTGACTCATGATATATTTTAGTTGTAATTATACAGCAAACCGCCATCTTTTGTGCGGTGAGTTATTCCAATTGATGCATTGGGTCGAACAGCCATCACTGCACACACAGCCGGTCCCCAATGTCCTGTGTCCAATGTAAGACGGTGTTTACCGTGAGCCATGCCCATTCTAGGAACCAGTAACACAGTTTGTTGTCTAAAATGTTCGGTATCTATTTCCAGATATATGTGGTCACTGTTCCAGTCTATGGACTTTTCGCGAGTTCCATCAGCGTCCTGGGTAGTAATCGTTTCTGCTGTTACATCCAACTGATATCTAGCTATCACTGTGGCACGCTCGTGGGTCAGCCTTTGCCAGGGGATGTACCCCCAAGCAGTTTCTACACCTGTGCCAAGACGGTGTATGTCCGGCGGCAGTGTGTCAAACTCTGGACTGTTATCAAATGCCAACTCTGCTACCAACCGTTGAAAATCAGGGTCAATGTCAACACCAGGATAAAAACTGATATCTTGTTTGTTGCCTGTCACGGCCTGATAGGCAAAACTGTCACTGACTGGCAAAGCGTAGATTTCTACCCAGTAAACATTGGGTAAAAATTCTTTCCCAGGCTCACGGGGCAGACTGTTCCACAATGACTCACCCCAGAGATTTCCATTCACAGTTTCTGAAAACAACACACGACCCGCTTCGCTGTCCTGATGTTGATAGGTAGCATTTCTCAACTCAATTCTGTCTTGAAGTTTTAGAGTTTCAATGATGTGCTGGCCCAGTTGATACCGGTCAGCATCGTTTTCGTAGGCCACAACATGCTTTGCACCATGCTTCAAGGCCAACATGCTCAACAAACCAGTTCCAAATCCAATGTCAACACAGTGTCTTCCACTCACACGATCAGCCATGACACTGTCATAAAACTGATTGCGTAGGAAATCATTGATCATGGGCCATGACACTCCGTCATGATGTTGCCAGTCAATGTTTTTTAATTGTTGTGTGATTTCACTGATCACAGTTTGCATGCCTCACAATCTTCTTCCAGCATGGGTTCTACCAATACTGAAGTTTCCGGAGTTTCTATCTGTTTGACACCTTGCTTGTTGATCAGGCTGTAGTAAAAAGTTTTCAATCCCCAACGATGTGCCTGCATGAGATTTTTAGCAATCAATGTGGTTGGAACTTTGCGCTCTGGAAAATGGGCTGGATTATAGAATGTGTTGGTGCTGATGCTTTGATCCACATAGGCTGCCAGCACGGCTGCGGTCTTGATGTATCCCAAACAGTCAGTCTGTTCCCACATCAGTTGATAACGATTGCGCAGTCGATGATATTCAGGCACAACCTGTGTGAAAGAACCGGCCTTGCTTTCCTTTACAGTGATCAAGCTCATGGGCATCTCAATACCATTGGTTGAATTGATCACCACTGAACTGGACTCCACAGGTGCAATAGCCATCAAGGTAGCATTGCGCACGCCATGTTGTTTCATGTTGGCACGCAGAGTTTCCCAGTCCAGTTCTGGCACAAAGTCTGTGAGTTCGTTCACGGCCTGAGCTCTGCGCTCCCAGGGAAACACACCACGACCATACCAGGTGTGATCACTGTCTCGGCAGCGTCCACGCTCCTTGGCCAGTTCAACTGTGGCTTCGGTGAGATAGAAGGCCTGATGTTCCATCCAGGTCTTGACTTCAGCTAGGGCATCGGCTTCACCGTAGTCTAGATCACGCTTGGCATGCCAGTAGGCTAGGTTTGTGACGCCAATACCTAGGGGCTGGATTTCCTCGTTGCTGAGTTGGCTTTGAATTGATAGGAAATCTTGATAGTCCAGTATGTTGCATAGACTGCGTTGTAAAATTCTACAGGCACGGCGCATGTCCTCAGGATTACGGAATGCACCCCAGTTGATACTGCCTAGAGTGCAGAGAGCAATACGCCCCTCAGCATCGTCTAGACGCCGGAAAGGACGTGTGGGCAACAGAATTTCGCAGCAGAGGTTGCTCTGATAGATTGTGTGATACTCGGGATCAAACGGACCTTGATTGATCACGTTGTCAATAAACACCAGATAGATGCGTCCAGTGTCGGTGCGTTCTTTGAGAATGCCCGACTTGAATACTTCTTCTGCGCTCATGACTTTCTTGCGTAGGTCACGACGTCGTTCGTACTTTACGTAAAGTTCCTCGAATAGCGCAGTGTCTTTATAGAAGGCTTCATATAGGTCAGGAACTTCGTTGGGGTCGAAGAACGTAATGTTCTCCTTGTTCTTAAAGCGACGCCAGAAGAATGCAGATAACACGACACCATAATCCATGTGTCGTACCCGGGTCTCTTCGGTGCCTTGGTTGTTTTTGAGAACAATGAGG